TTCCGATCTAATTGTCTTTTGTTATGTTAATGCCCCAAAGCTGTAATGAATCAACATTTTCTAATGTAAGCCAACCTGTTCCTGCTGAATTTAGTACATAGAATTTAACAAATAAAGTACGTCCACTAATTCTAATTGATGCTTCTGTTGCTAAAAAACCAGAATCACTGTGTAGAACACCTTTACATCTACCAACTGCACCAAATTTTTCATCACGACCAATTACATCAACATTATTAAGTACACCAAGTTTAGTTTCAGAGCCATCTAATTTAAAAGATGCTATTTTTGTGTCGAAATGTAATGTTAATACTTGTGTTTTAATACCAGATATATTATTGTGTGTATATGTGTACGATTCAGTAAATGTCTGAATGACACTATTTTCTATAGTCGGTGTAAAACTGTAACTACCTTCTGCGACATAATCAATAGAACCACATCTTAAAAAATTAGTGAGTTCTTTAGCAATAACGGTATAACCTTCCGCTGTAGCGTGTAAACCATCTGGTGAAAAATATTCTGTATGATGGAGTATATTTTCAATGTTACTTACATATATTCCACCATTTGTAATTGCACCATCTTTATAAGCTGTAAAGACCTTATAAAATTTGGTGATTGACGTACCCCACCACGAAAAACCTACCATACCTATAATAACTGTGGCATTCGGGCATTTTTTACGTGCTACATTGAAAAATTCATTTATACCCGCTAAGATTCTTTCTGTTGTTTCTGGTGCGTCATTTGCACCACCAAGTACAACGATAGCGTCAATATCATCACCATTTTCAAGTGGGTAATTGTTTAGTGCGTCCTGCCAATGATTACCACCTGTTAATGAAAAAGAAGCCCCACCTTTATAAATAGGAATAGCGTGTTCAGAATCCATACCCAAATATTGTATAGTTTTACTCATCCATCCATCTGAATATTCTCTTGTGTATGTGTTCGGATTTGTTCCTATACAAATAGTACCCTCTGCGTAACTATCGCCCATAAAAATAATGTGTTTGTTTTTTATACCATTACCAGAAAAAGACCAACCATTTTGTTCTACATCATTTTTTCTATTTGTTGTTTCATCATTTATTTTTGTATTTAATTTTTCCACTTCATAATTTACTTTGTCATTTAATTGCTCTACTGATTGCCTATATAGTTCAACCTGTGAATTGTAGTTTCCTGTTACAATCCAGTATTCTTTATTTGTAATTTCAACTCCAACTGGAACAGGCTTTTTGCTAGTATAACTATTACTTAAATAAGTAACAATAGTTAATGCTTCATAACTTCTTTCTTTATTCCACTCAATAGGGTCAGCGAATGTTGGTACATATCTTGCACCGATGTATTGCCTTGTAGCCATAATTTTTTCCTTCCTTTCTTAATAAATAAGCACTAGTCTACCATATTCTGTGTTTGGTATTTCGGCATCCAGACCAGTAGTTTCAAAAGTAAGGTCAGCCCACTGTTCTGGAATATAATATACAAAATAACCGCTATCACTTATTTCAACAAAAATCATTGTTGCTAGGTATTTTTCAATAATTTTTTCAATATACGTAGTATCAAAATTATCAATCCATTTTTTGACTGTTACTAATTCTGTTTTCAGATTTTCAAGTTCTTCACCGATAACCTTATCGTTATCTATCAATTGATTTATGTAATCAACTACTTTACATAAAACCTCATAATAGCTTAAACTATCATCATACACTAATGGTAAAATTTTTTGACACCAAAATTTAAAAGTATCAAGATTTTTATACATATTTACACCCCCTTTTATTAACTAAATAGAACTGTTAATACCCATTGTGATTTTGGATAAGCATGAGTTCCGCCACCATCAGTAATAACATATTCATTAGTTTCAGCGTTATATTCAATTCTTGTAGCATTGTTGAATTGCTGAACTAATAAATTTGTTCTGTTCATAATAATAACTTGCATAACATTACTCCTTTCTACCATAATTGCATGAATAATGGTTCTAAATCGTTAATAATTAAAATATCAATGTTTAAAAATGTTTCCCTAAAATCATTTAATAATTTATTAGGGTTAATACTATTATAACCAACAACTTTTTCAAGATAATTTTCAGTGCTATTTGCATTACCAATGTTGCTTCTACTTCCTTCAGAATTTATAGCGTTGTCATTAACCACCTTTTCAATGCCCATATCAACACTATTTGTTCTTTCATTTAATGTAGATTTACTATTTGATGCGCCACTACTTGAATTAACATTATCATTTGTATTATTAGTTGTGGTATTATCAGTATTTTTCCTTGCGTTAGTTAAGTAACTATCATTGTCAATATTTGTAACTGCACCTTGTGGAGTATCACTATATTTATCCCATTTAGTACCATTTGTGCTGGTTTTATCTATTGAATGATTAGCATTTACATTACTAAAATTATCGTTAAAGTTATTTTCATTCTGATTATTATTGCTATTAAGATTATGTTTTGTTAATTCTTTATTACCATTTTCAGAATTACTGTTCTTATTAGTTTCATGTTCTGAATGAATAGAAGTTTGCTGTGTATCATGTACTCTTGTTAAGTTTATATTATACAAGGGGTTAAATTCTAGTAGCTCACTTTCATATAATTTATTGTAATAAGGCATAATCTCATTAAGTTTAGTATCTAGTCTTAATTTCCACAAAGCATATGTTTCTTCTCCAATTTCTCTTGTATAAAAATGTTTTAAAATTTTCTTTTCTAAAACTGTTCTATAGTTTTCATCAAATATTGGATAAGCAAAATCAAATACTTTTGGTATAGCTTTATTGATTATTTCATCAATAGACTTATACCCTTTTGAACTAATTTCATCGCTAATACTTTCACAAATGAACCTAACTTCTGTTGTGTATTTACTCATATATTCACCCCCTTTAATCATATTTTGTTCGTGTTCTAGTGTCTGTTACCATTATAGCTTTTTCTCCATTACCAGTATCACCAGTTAGCATAAGTTCATCGTCTGCTTCTCTATAATCGGCACGATAATTCACTTCAATATCAAGACCAAACATTTTATTTATTTGTTCAACAGCTTGTCTACGACTTTCCAATCGTGAATATCTACTTGCAATAGTACCACCCATATTTCTAATTACTTCATCACTAATCATACGCTCTTTTTTAGTTACATTAGTATTAGAAATACCTAAATATGTTAGTGCTTCATTCCAAATTTGCGATTTAAGTTCATACAATTTGTCTGCCACATAAGGTGCACCAGTTTGTAATACTTTAAGACCATTAGCATCAAGACCTTTTGAACCAAATATAAAAGGCTCATTTCCATCATATTGCTTGTATAAATTTTTCATTGTCAACCTTTGTGATTCATCACATTGTATTAAAACAGGTGTCTTTTGTGCTTTAGCATTTACATCAATAGACCTATCAAGGTCATATAATCTTTTGCTATACATTTCTACATCTAACATTGAATTTGTGTGCAAATAATTATTAAAAATAATAACACTATTTGTACCGTCTAATTCTTTATTATATCCGTTAGTTGCATATGCTCTACGTTGCATAGGTATTCTATATACATTTAATTTTCCACCTATCATACACTGTAAACAAAGATAACCTAAAACATCGTCTTCAAAAAACACACACATTCCATCTGAAAATAAGCACATTTCAAGAAACCTTTGGTCTATTGTTGCAGGTAAATTTTTCCATTCAAACATACTTAATGATAACTCTGTAAGTGAATTGTAATAATGCAAATATGTTCTATTATTCATATAAGCACTTTCACAGAATTGTGTGTCTTTAGTTTTTCTTCTCATATATTCACCACCTTAATATTAAACTGAATTATCAAGTGAGTAATCACCTACTTCATCTGCTTTTTTCCAAAAGGTTATACCATTATCATAAATGTTGCAAACCTTCTTAATGTCATCAGCAGGCATTTTACCAGTTATTATGCAACCATTTGTCTTACAATATGTCCAATGCGGTCTAACATCCCTATTAGGTATTTTAAGTCTATTAGTTGCATAGCCAAATTTAGAAAAGAAATTGTCTATAACTTTTGCAAAATCAGCGGTTATGTGTACTCTACTTGCATATATTTTTTGTTTACCGCAAGATATATTTACATTACCACTTGCTTGATTACCTTTGCAAACATCAGCTAAAATGCTTGCACTATAAACTTGACTTGTCACATTAGCCACTTGTCCAACTAAACCAGTGGTTAGACTAGCTGTTGGGTGCATACTATAATTGCTACCAATAAAAGTGCTAGCACCACTGCTTATTAAATTGAGACCAATTGGTAAAGCATTTTGAGCAATCCACGCACTAAATGCATCAATATTCCATGAGCACATAGGATAATTTTCAAGTGTTAAACTTTCTGTATTTAATGATGTATAACCGCCCAATTCACTATAACTTTTTGTCCCTTTATAAGAACATGGTCTAGCAATAATTTTAACTGGCTGTGTTATTGTTCCTGCTAATTCAATTATAGGAACAATAGGTAACGATTTATCATTGAACATTTCATATCTTAACACTAATGATTGTCCACTGGCATTATCCAACATAAAGTAATTATATGGATAGGTATATAATTTCTTATTTTTAGGTGTATATCCACCAAATGTTTCATTGCCATTCAATTGTTGTGTTTCACAATTTATATACGTAACCATACCGCTAGTTCCATATGTTAAATTTTTACCACCTTCTGGTACATCAGCTATTAAAATAGCTGGACACATGTACATTGAAACTATACTATCGGGTGCGTTCAAAAAACCAGTTAAAAACGCATCAATATTTTGTGTATCAGTTGATTTAAAAGCCTTTATTTTAGTACCGCTATATACACCGTCATATAATTCACCTACCGAACCACTATTATTCGTATCAACATAACTTATAAGAACCAAATAATCATTCATTGTTAGTAATGGTTCATAATTATCATACACATATTCACCAGTAGCAAGAGGTTCTGGTAAAATATTTTTACCAATAACATCAGTAGTAGAGTGTTCACGCTCTACAAAGCATTTTTTCAGAGTGTAGTTAAAAAAATACGTTTGAAGTACATCAATTTCAAATGTTATTTCACTTGTAATGTTATTGACATATTCAACACTTGTTATAAAAGCATAAAACCATTTAGAGCCAAAAGAAGTATTTTGAAAAGCTAAATAATTACAGTCATATAAATCCTCTGCTTTCTTTTCTACACGCATTGACCCTTTTACAACTCTTTGATAACTCTGTGCTGATAAAACATATTTTGCTTTTGGCATATCAATTGGATGAAAATACGCATTTTGTTCTGATAAATTTTTGAAAAAAATTGTATGTTCATATGTATTATCAAGTGGTATATTATTGTAAATTTTTATAACACTATTAGGTTCAATGTACATGATTTTCTCCTTTTATAAGGGGCAGAAATAACCGCCCCCACCATAATTAAACTCATTTTACTGTAATAGTAGAAGTACCTACTTTTTCATTATCATAAGTTGATTGTGCTGTGATAGTAACAACTGTTTCGGGAGAAACATCAGCGCCAACAGTAACAACACCACCTTTATTTACAGTAACACCATCAGTGTTGCTAGACCAATTTACAGTCTGCGGTGCAAAATATTCTGTCTGAACCACAGCACTTAATGATACACTCTGCCCTGCTTTTACTGTTGCATTAGCAGGCGAAACTGTTACGCTTGTAACAGACGGAACACCCGGAATAAAAAGTGCATTATTTACAAAAGGTGAAATGCTAAATGTTTTCCACACATGATACCAATAATTCCAATATAATCCTTCGCCATTATACTGCTCTGTAAAATTATAGTAGTTGTCAAAAATCATAAACCAATTTTCGTCAACAAGAATACAAGGAATTGCATCAAGTGCTTTCAATTCATCTTCACTAATCTCCGTATAGGTTGGGTCATCTGCAAATAAAATATTAAGTCTTGCAATATCAAGTGAACCAAAACTATCCACTAACACTCTTTTACCTAAAAATTCTGCTTTATCCATATTAAATGCAGATGCAAGAACTTCTACATCCATTGTTGCATCAAAATTTGAATTGATAAGCAAATACTGTTCTGACTTTTTTGAATTATTCTGAACGCCTGCAATGTTATACTTATCAGATAAAAATTCAAAATTGTTAGAAACACCTTTAATAGTGCTTACAATTGACTTCATGTTATCAGACGTAACAGCAGGGATAGTGACTGGATACATTCTGCCATTAAGTACATTCTTCGCTAACATATATTTCATTGTCTGAAATTCATCATAGTTAGCACCAGTATACATAGCATCAACAATCTTTGCAATAAGGTCTGTAATTCCCTGCCATGATAAAAATGCCTGCCTTAACTGGTCATTCTGAATTGTAGTTTTGTAATATTTCTGATAATTCATAATATGAAAAGCAGAACGAACATCGGGTATTTCTCTTTTAAACAAATTAGTTTCTGCAACAGCAGGGTCAAACTGAAATGGTTTTGCAATATTTACAAAAATTTCTTCAATCGTTTCACCAAATTCAAGCATACCCCTTTTAAACATACTCCAAGGATTTTCGTACATCTTTGAAGTAATAAGCACCCTCCCAATTCTGTTTACAAGGGCAGAAAGAAATTCATTCTGCAACTGTGGGTTGTCCATAATAACAGCCCCAATTTCTTTAATACTCTCCGCATCAGATGTTGCCTGTGGCACATAATTCTGATAATTTACAGACGCATTATTTCTGATAACATTTAAAATGTCAACAGATGAATTAGTCAATGTTACAATTTTTGGTTTAATCGCCATAATATTAGCCCTCTCTTTCTACAAATAAATCTGCATATGTTTTTTCCTCTGCATCATCTTTTACATCATCTTCTTGGTCATTTTTAACATCATTAGGTGTGGTTTCAGAATTGAAAAATCTGTCTTTATATTTTTGTCTCCATGATTTATCTAATTCTTCATACTTTTTCTTCCATTGTTCCTCACCTTGTCCGCTAGATTTTGTTTCCATGTCATTGAAAGTATCTGTCATATCTTCAATAAATGTCATAGCTTCATCAGATGTATCATCTCCAATACGTTCTTGTAATCTTTTCAAAAAATCTTCCTTGTTAAGAACTGCCATTTATTTTACTTCCTTTCTTTAAAATCTTCTTAGCATCATATAGATAGGCATTTTTTTAACATACTGTGTAGGTGGTGTAGGTGGTGTAGGTGGTGTGGGTGAACCAGTAAAATAATTATACCATTCACTTGCGTATTTAAGCCTAGTATCTAATGCTTCTATACCTGCTCTTTCTCTTTCATATAAATATGCTTTTGTTGCTTCTTCTACATCAGTTAGAGCAATAAATTCAGACCATTTATAAGGATAAGATGTAGTTGGTAGCCAGTACCCATTTGCTCCTTGTGTACCCTCACCCTCACATTTTATTCTTTCACATTGCGCTGCACCATCATACCAATTATATTTATATTGTTTACACCAATTTGTTAAAATAGTTGCAGGTGTCCATTGTATAAGACCCCACCCTAAATTGGGTGAAATACCTTGTTTAATTGCAGGGTTTAATGTGCTTTCTCTAGTGATATTTCCTAGCATACCACATATAGATTCTAATGTTACCCCATAATTATTAAAGTATTTATAAAATTCATCTGCATTGTTTTGCTGTTTTGTTTTGTCAAAATACTTTGCTACACCTATTTCATATATCCATGCCATAACTATCCTTTTATCATTTCATTTACTAGGGATTGAATAGCTTTATAATCATACCCAGCTTTTATTATTGCTGTTTTTCTGCTATTACCATTCCCCCATTTTCCTGCTATTACTTCTTTTGCTATTTCTAAATTTGTTTTCTTTTTTATTTTTGTTGATGCATCAAATAATTCTTTCTCTTTTGCTCTGCGCTTTACAAGACCACTTATAACTTGTCCACCACTTTTATTGTACAATGTTATTTTGGAACTAATCTGTTCTATTGTTCTTGTTCCACTAGCTGTTAATTGATTTATGTTTCCAATATTGAAAGCAAAAGAAACTAAAGCATCAAACTGATTTTGATTGAAATTATATGTACTCATGTAAGTGTTTACGTGTTTTACAAATTTTTCACAATCTTTTAGCAATAAATTGTCTGCTTGTTTTTGAGTTATTTTCATATCCTTTTTAACGTCTGCTCCATAGTGCCCATATCCTATTGTGTAAAATTTTTCACTTGGCAAACATTTATAAGCATATAACTTGCAACTCTCAAAACTTTTTATCATTTCTAAACCAGTTGATGATAATTTTCTTGACAATTATTACACCTCTCTTTCAACACCTATTGTATCACATAATTTCTGTAAAACAAGCGTATTGTTATTTAATGCATCTGTAAATTTTTCTGTTTCTTCTTTGTGCTTATCACTCATATCTTTATTGTACCAAAGAAGTGCCACACACATAGCAATAGGAAAACCAACAGTCGAAATAATCTGTGCAATAGAGTTTACATCCATTTTAATTTCCCCCCTTTCTTTTTCTTTTATTATAGCACCAATATTGATTTTTTGCAATAGTTATGGTATAATATTAGTTAATAAATATAAACAATAAAAATGAAAGGTACAACAATATGGAAAATAAATACTATGATGGTACTAAGCTATTGTCAATGAATGATATCAATGGCAATAAACCTGAGATATATATGTGTACCACTAATAGAACAGGTGGTAAAACAACTTATTTTGGAAGATTATGTGTTAATAGGTTCATGGATAAAGGTGAAAAATTTGCACTAATATATCGGTACAATTATGAACTTGATGATTGTGCTGAAAAGTTTTATAAAGATATTGGAAAGCTGTTCTTTCCTAACACAACTATGACAAGTAAACGTAGAGCGAGTGGTATATTCCATGAGTTATTTATAAATGACAAATCTTGTGGATATGCTATATCACTTAATAGCGCAGACCAATTAAAGAAATATAGTCATTTATTTAGTGATGTTATGAGAATGATTTTTGATGAATTTCAAAGTGAAACTAATCATTATTGTTCTGATGAAATTAGAAAATTTTTAAGTATTCATACATCTGTAGCGAGAGGAAATGGTGAACAAATTAGATATGTTCCTGTGTATATGCTATCTAATCCTGTTAGTATAATCAATCCGTACTATACTGAAATGAATATTAGTTCAAGGCTTGATGATAAAACTAAGTTCTTAAAGGGTAATGGTTTTGTTTTAGAACAGGGCTATGTAGAAAGTGCAAGTCTTGCGCAAAAAGAAAGTGGTGTTAATAAAGCATTTTCTAAGAATGAATATGTAGCTTATTCTAGTGAATGTGTGTACTTAAATGATAACCAAGCATTTATAGAAAAGCCAGAAAACTGTGCTAGTAAATATTTAGCCACAATTAAATATAAAAATTTTGATTATGGTATTAGGGAATATAAAGAGTTAGGAATTTTGTACTGTGATGACCATGCAGATAGAACATTCCCTATAAGAATTAGTGTTACAACAGATGATCATAATATAAATTATGTAATGTTAAAAAATAATGATTTCTTTATTAACAATTTGAGATTTTTCTTTGAACATGGTGCTTTTAGATTTAAAGATTTAAAAAGTAAGGAAGCATTATTGAAATGTATTTCATACTAGGTATCTGCATACGTGTATTATTCTGAATGTTATGGGATGCACACTTGAAAGATAGTGCCATAATCATTTGTCAATTTCGCAGATTGCTTAATGATAGCGTATGTTATAGATATATTAAAAAGAGTAGGTAACAATCGTTGATTGTCCTACTCTTTTTTGTCATAACCACCATTTGGATTCTAAACATTCTTTTTTATACTTACAAAAAATACAAATATGGCGGCACTTTCTTTTAATATATTTTGTATGTTTTAATTAACCAACTAATCAAATTATTCACTCCTTTTAAGTACATCTATTGCATACTTTTTACCTGCAATTTTACCTGCTATTCTTTCATCATTTGGAACCCATAGTAGTTCAATATTTAATATTTCAATTTGATGTTCTAATATACTAATAGTCTGTTCGTTACTCATTCCATTTCTCCTTATCTCATTTCATACGATGTATCTACTAATACTACACCACCACGTATTCTCTTTGGCATTAGTTTTCCCGGAATTATCAAACCAATTTTAAAGTCTTGTAGTGTACGTTTAGTTGATAAAAATTCTAATTGTTCTTCTGTATATTCTTGTTCTTCTTCCTTAGTAATTCCTTTCATACTTTTTATGAATAAATCTTTACATCTTTGTGGCATACCTGCGCACTTCACATTATAAAATGGTTTTTCAATTTCTTGTAAATTTTCATGCGTAACGTGTTCAATATATGTTTTCTGTCTTACAAATATTCCTATATCCCAACAGCTTTCAAGTTTCCAACAGCAAAAGTTTTTATCATGTACTGTTATTCCTTTAATTTCTGTAGGTTTTAAGTCACAATGTATGCTATCTGTATCAGCATATATGAAACCACGTTTGTTTACACCATAATAATTTTGCTGTGCCGCACGTATTGTAAAGTTACGCGCGTAAGATGTTATAGCTGAACCTACAGCTATAAAACCTGCTTGTTTATCATCAGCTTTTACAGAAATGAAACCAACAGATTTATCTTCTTTTACAAATGCTACTTTAAAAGAACTGTCTGTGCTACTTGCCATTTTGCCATACAAATTATTAAGAAATAGTTTAGCCAACTCTCTTAAAGCCCCTTTACTCTCTAGTTTTATCTTTTTATATTTCTCTATGTATTCATCAAATAGTCCACATCTAGCAAAGAAATAACACCCATCTAATATTTCAAAATCAACTAATTCATAATGCTCTAGCATTAAATAATAATCTGTCATAGTAAGTGTTAATTCAACTCTTGTATCATGCTTATTTCCTGCTAAATCTTTATATACAGGATAATATTTATCAGTATTTTTATCGTACACATCACTACTTTCTAATGCTTCTGTTCCTTTGTACAGATAATTACCTTTAATTTGAATAAATGGTAACTTATTTTCTTTAATATAAAAACGTGTTTTTATTCTTATAAAGAAATACCTGTTTGACTTTAAGGCTTTATTAGGAATGAAGTTACCACTCCAAAAAGTAGGCTTACCAACAGGGTACTTATTACCACTCTCGCTACTCATCATAGATGGGTACAAGGAATTAACATCAGCTGTTGTACCATTTGTTTTTATTTGGTTCTCTTTTCCTTTGACTATATAACACCAACCGCCTTTATACGATTTTCTTATATAACTATCAGCATTATTATATTTATATATTTTA